ATAGGTCTCGGTTGAAGCAGTGTTAGTGATTGCTCACTGATTTATTTATTGTAACAAATTTTTTACAATTGTGTGGGAGGTAGTGTTGGTTCCAAAACATTTTTTCTAACGTAGTCATTGAAAGACCATCCCCAATCCCATACATGCATCTTATAGTGTTCAGGTTTTAGATTCTTCAATCCCAGTGATAACTTCAATCTTTTTACCCAGAAAGCATTATTAGCATTAGTATCTACATCACCTATTGTTCTACCTAGTGCCACTTTGTTTACATAGTCTTGAATAGACACTACCTTGCCATTTCTTTTCATCAAGGTAGGATCGTAAACCCAATCACCCTCAGGTAAAAGAACGTGATTGTTTTTTTCTCGATCCCATCTGGTCTTATCATAAATTTTATCGTGTGGTCCTACCTGAAAAATTTGATGCTCGTCTTCTATACCAGTGATGGGTCTTATCTCTGCTAAAAATTCATAACACTCTCCAATAATCTCACTAATTGTACTGTACTCATTGAAACGTCCTGCTTGAGGATGCCTCTTTGTTCTGTATCTCTTAGCTTCAGATGAAGTTAGGTCGAGACCTATTGATTCCCAATCAGGTATTGTATCCCACTCTAAACCTGTCAACTGTCTAGCACAATCAAATGATATCTGATCTCTGTTAGATCCTATCAGAGAGTATTTCCACCATAAATCGTGGAACTCAAACATCTCCTCAGATATTGATCTCCATATACACGTAAGCACGGGTGAACAATAACTTCTAAAATCATAATTTACTTTTACTAAAGCATCAATAAGTTCCATCAATTGTTCTTTAGTATTATAGTTTGTGGCAAAACACTCCATCACCTCGTTGTGAAATGTAAATCTATGAGGATGTAACATATGTGTTAATGCTCCCCATCCACCCATACCAGAGAAAGGATTTCTATTCAGGATTTCTTTACACTGTTCAACCCATTCTTTCGTATGAACATAACAACCATCTAACCACACGGTTTTAGAACCTACAGGGAATAGTTTATGTGGACATAGTTTTGCAAAAGCAGATAACCTTCTGGGACATGCACCTGCCTCTTCTAATACATGTTCTGGTATCTCTCTAAACTCCCAAGGTCCTTTTTTCTTTACATTACCATCAGTAAAACAAACATACTTTACATTTGGGTCATAATAATTCTCATCAGGAAACTCATCATACCAATTAGTAATTGATGTGTATATTATTATTTGATTTCGTGTTTCATCATCCCATGCGATAGCATAACTATACTTACCAGCATCACCAAAGAAATACTCACCAGTTATTCTGTCAGTTCCAGATCTATAATACTTCTCCCAATCATAAAGACCTGTTATTTCTGTTAGTAAGTCTGCAAACTCTGTGGGATCCACTGGATCAGCATACTCATAATCACCACACCTGTTCTGATCTGTTTTCTTAAACCAAATACCTTCTGGAGAACCATCAGAAAACTTATCAATCAATGTTCTAGAATTTTCAAAATCATATTCAATGCCAGATAATTGTAGTGATATAGAAAATGATAATTGATCTCTTACACCACCTTTCATATACCACTGCCACCACAACTTATCAAACTCTTCATTCCTACCACTACGCCAAATAATTGTGCATAATGGTGAAAAATATTCTTCAAAATTAAAATGTGTTTCGGATACTAATCTAGAAAACTCTAATAATTTATCACTATCAACCCATCCTTTACTAACATACTCTGCACACTCTTCCAAATAACTATGTTGATGTGGATGCTGCATGACAAAGAACTTATCTCTAGATAAGATTTCTTCACTCAACTTTAAAAATTCTTCATTTATTAGATGTAACTTTGATGCGTCGATGTATACGTTTGGTTGATCGAAAGGACATAATATCTTTGGTTTCCTTGATGATCTAACTGGATCACCAAGATCTTCTATGCGTCCACTAGTCCAAGGTGCAGGTGGATTGTCTACACCAAAGACAACGTAAGTCGGACCTTCAGGTAGATCAGCATGTAGATCTACATATTCATTCGTGATACACGTATAGATTAGTAAGTTCATATGATGTTATACACCTTCATATAAAATTCATGATCTGGGTACTCAGTATACAAGTGAGCACTCAAGTTTGTTATCTTACTAAGTTCTGCTAAAAAATTTATCTTACGTTTATATTGTAACAGGTCTCCTCTTTGTGGATGCCTACCCAGTCTACCTTTTTTGTTGAAGTAACCTAATTTTATGCCAGCATCATTTCTATTCTCATATACTGAGGGTAACTTGATTCCTGAAAACTTCAACGCTGCATCGAAAGCAATTTGATCTCTATTGCATCCAACCAATGACCATTTATACCACTCCTTATTGAACTCTCTCATTTTAGACGACATAGTTCTCCATACAATAGTACCCAAAGGACTTCCATATGTCCTAAAATTATACCCTGCCTCTTGTAATTTTTGGGTCAACAATACACCATCATCATAACTAAAAAATGCACAGGTAAAACCCTCTAACATTTCATCAAAGTATGAGAACTTGGAGGCATGTCTAAGCATGGTAAATGGAAAGCATTTTTTACTATTCGTTATAAACTCTCTGGTAAGTTGATAGCAAGCATCAACCCATATGGTGTTAGTGCCTGGTGGAAAATATAAATGTGGGTTTGCTTTTGGATAGAAAGATAATCTTCTAGGACAATCTATATCCACATCCAATTTTATGTATTCCCATGGTCCTATTGTGGTGTCAATAGTTCCATCATGAAAACAGACGTACCTTACGTCAGGATGATAGTAATTATTTTTTGGAAACTTATCATACCCATTTGTAATACAAGTGTATACAACCATATTTTCAGGTTGAGTAATTGGATTCAACTCAAATGGAGGGTATCTAACACAGGCATAACTTTTACTCAAGGTAAATTTATCTGCATCACTATCAAATATTACACTTAATTCTTTCAATAGATCCATCTGCTCCTCTAACGAGGGTTTGTCGTGCATTTCATATGATTGCCAGTACTCTTTTTTTCTATTAGTTCTCTCCATCTCAGCTTTGATTTTGACCCTATGTGGTTTGAAAATCATGGGAACTTTATACTTATTAGACATAACAAATTCTGCCATTGAACTTGATACCTGATCCCTATTGACACCTAGATCATACCACTGTCTCCATACTATACACCACTTGATTACTTCAGGAGTTAGCACTCTCCATATAACACTATTGATTGTTTGATTATAATCTTTTAAAGTAAATCCAATGGTTTTTATTTTCTGTGCCATGCTAATTATCTCTTCCTTAGTAGAGAATCCCTCGCCATATAATTTTGCAAACTCTGCTGGCAATGTTCTTTTTGATGGATGCTCTTGCAATGCAAAATCACATTCCTCAAATATAATTTTTGACTCATTTACTAATGACTCTGTTATTTCATAAGATGCATCAACCCACACTGTGGTTGAACCTGCCTCAAAATATAAATCAGGTCTATGTTTAGGATGATAGGATCTTCTTACAGGACAAGTTCCCTCCACAGTAAGTTTGACATACTCCCACCCCTCCGCATCTGGTTCTACACCATCATCGTAAAAACAAATATATTTTACATCTGGATCTTCATACGGTTTAACTATCTTATCGTAACCATTGGTTACACATGTGTAAAAAATAATCAATTTAGTTTATCCTCAGGTGTTAATTTACCAGTCAATTCGCCAAGAGTTCTGTTAGTAACATTGCCTGGTTCTCTAGAAAACCAACCAGTAGCGATATATTTAGAGTCTTTTCCTGTAAGAAAAGCACCTCTATGTAAATGAGTGTATGCTGCTGGCCATAAAACTATAGTGCCTTTCTTAGGTTGAAATGATTTTTCCTGATGATAGAAGTCTGTTGCTCCACCACTCTCATAAGGAATATCATTTAGATATATCATCCATGTAACAACTCTATCACGATATAAAAAGTTACCATTCTCACAATGCCATACATGATACCCACCACCAGGATCTGTTCTTTGTATCTTGCATGTCCATGATGACACAGGGTCTGCTGCATCAATTATACCCTTATATTTCTTAGCATATATTTCAAAAGCAGCACCAACAGCTTGATTGATCTCCATAGCGTACGCTGCATCTGCAACTTCCATGTAAAGTTGATGATCTTTTCTACCTAAACCTCCTTGAGGAAACTGCGTGGTGCCGTCACCCCACTTGTTTATATCCTCTGAAGTTTTTATATGCTTTTTACTGTACCAAAATTCAAATGCTTCCACAACCTTATCACAGAACTCCCACTTCAAGAAGTTATCGAACACACCAATGTGTCCATGATCCACCATCTCAGTGAAATCAGGTTGTACTAAGTTATCAGGAATGTTGCTCATTTTTACCTTGGTTTATGTACACTTGTGGTGGTATTCTACCACAATACTCATCTAATTGCATTACCTCTTCTATCCTAACATCAGCACCATTTTGTTTCCAAAAATCTACGAGAGCATTGTTACTTCCTTTGTGAAAAATATCTATATGCTCCTCATGTATTGCTGATCCCATATCCAATCTATAATTGAACAATGGAGTGGAGTACGACTTGCCACTGTCAAGTATCAAGTCTTCGGAGACTGCTCTTGGTCTGATGTTTTGGTCGATCTTCCATTGCGATCCTCGTTTATGTATTTTGAGGAGCTTATTTGCATGATGACGAGTAATAAGGTAGCAAGCAGCAGAAAAGTCATTGATAAATCTGTGATGTAATTTTAAAGTGATGCCATTAGGATTTATTATGGTAAGTTGTAGGGTATCAAAGGCAACGGGCACTCTACGTCTAACATCTTTCCATGTAAAATCCCAATGCCTTGCCACTGAAAGATCAACGTCATCTTCCATAATCATAATCTCATCAAGGTCTGTTTCCTCAACAAAATATTTGATAGCGTTTAGATGTGACATAACACACGCTAACTCACCATCATTCATACTAGGTGGCACTGTGCCCTTTAGATAAGATTCATACTCTGCACCATCAATAGCAGTAATACGATGATGATCTTTTACCTCCCAGTAATCAAACTGCTCCTCCATATATTCCCTACGATCAGAGAACCTATCAAGATTGATCCACAATACTTTTGGAAACCCTGATAATTTGAATGCTGATTTATTCTTATCCATTACGATTCTTTAGATAGTCAACATTATTATAATACTCAGTCAAACCTTTCTTACCTTTTAGTTTCAACTCCTCCCATAATGATTTGTTATTTTCAATGTGTGGGTTATTGAACCAAGAATTAGCAGACCTACCATGTTCTAGATGAAAAATATAATCATTTATTCTAGCAACACTGGATAGCATATTAAATCTAAGGAACCTTTCATCATCCTCATATCCATAAGCAACGAAGTTCTCGTTCTCTCCACCCAATCTCTTATACTCCTCAGTATCAAAAAACTGACAGAAACCATACTTAGCATCCCACTGTCTGATGTGACCTTCAAATGTTTTGAAATCAAATCCAGAATTGATGAACTCAGTTACCTCCTTGTCACCTACATGTAATTGATGTTGATAGTTACCGAACCCGTAAGGGTATACAACTTTAGGTGGTATAGAACCATCGTTTTCTTTATGCTCATTGATAATCATATTCTGAGCGTAGACATAGGAGTCAACAGGTAACATTATATCACAGTCATAATTGACAGTGATTGGTGTATTGACCTGCCACAACATGTCGTTGAGTAATCTTGTTCTATGAAAAGTAAACTCACTAGTTTTTTCAAACTGATGATCTATCCTACACAACTTCTCATAAGGAAGTATCTGTTCCAACATAGGAACAACACGTAGATCAAAGATAGGTTCAGAATCAAACTCTTTTATTATAACATGAGTATCAAAGTTACTCAGTAAGTATATCAAGGATGTGGTTATGTTCCTCATCCTATCTGCTGTCTCAATCCTAAGTGGTATTATAAAAGTACACTTAGTAAGATCATATGATGGTGGTCTCTCTGTCATACTACCTCCCAGTTATCACAGTATAGATCTGAAGTATCATGTGCTGCTGTATATCCAGTGCCAAACCATTTCTTTGGGGCAATAATTTTTTTGTCTGGATTCTTACTCAACCATGATCCCCACCAAGAGAATGAGGAGTTGGCAATAATGAAGTCACTACACATGGACATCATGCACAAGTCTGCAAGATTGTCACCACCTTCTGATATAAGGAACCTGTCATCAGAGAACTCAGCACGACACCATTCAGGATCGTCAGAAAAAACAACCACTGTACGATTGTTATCAAAGTTTGACAGTGCAGTATCATAATATTCTTTTGTACATGGTGGATGGTTATCTGAATTTGTTATATAATCTCCTCTACGAACATGTAATGCTATTGGATTATCTACCGTGTCCATCATCTCCTTACATGGATTGTAGATATCATTCTTGAACTGAAAATCTTCTCTTATACTATCCTCTATATGCTCAAACCATTTTGTGCTCTGAAGATACCCATAAACATTATGTCCATCAGGCATGTTTTCAAATAAATTAGAATCAAAATGAAAGTGTGCTTCCTGTACATAAGGACCAGCACATATTCCAATGTTAGTAAGACTCTTCAATTTGAACGCTTGAAATAACTGATGGTCATTCCACTCATCTTTGAAATCACTTTGAGGTATCATAAAATCAAAACCACGATGAGCAGCAATGCCTCGTAGTCCAGCGTACTGAAACATCTGGTTACCCAGTCGTCCATGTCTTCCTAA